TTTTGAGATTTCTTGAAATACTTATATCTGATTTTATAATTTTTAGAATCTAAATAAGAAAAACCATTAGGATCAGCAAATATTTCATCTTTGAGTTTAGTAAACATTGATTTCTTTTCTACTATCGAAGCAGAAGCCCATTCCTCATTAGATACATTTTCCTCGCAATATTCTCTAGAATCAACTTCTTCCCATTCTTCGCTCATTACTTCCCCTTTGAGATGTTCTAATAAAATCTCTCCTTGTTCTTGCGTAAGCTCTGGTTGTTTAGCTAATTCAACTCCTGTTTCTTCTTCAACTACATCTTCATCAACTCCTTCTAATTGATCTAAATCATTAAATGATAAAGGTTTTAAAGTTTTAAAATATAATTCTAAAGAAATGTCATTAATCGCTAATATTTCATCCATGCAATCTATTATCTCATCCTGATAGCATTTTATTACTACATTATCAAATAATAAAGTTGCAGTTTCTATTTCATCAGCATTATTTCCTAAACCATCATTTCCATCTCTCACGCCTAACAGCATTGGAGAGGTTACTCTATGACCAACTATCAATTTTCTGAAACACTCGTTGGAAAGGTACTCATAATGGCTAGGAGCATCATTTAAAGGAATATCATCAACAGTTGTTTTTGATTCTTGATTTTGATTAAATGCTACAATTACTTTTTCTCCTCTAGCTCCAGTTAATTTGTTTAGAACATCAGATTTAACTTGCATCATCTTTTCAGGATCTGGAACTCCGTTGTTAAAGTTCACTACTTTTGTTCCTGAAAAACCATTAATACAATCATTAATTAAATAATCTCCAATCTCGTTTTCTAGTTTAGCATAAGGCAATGCCCCAGCATAATCTGGGCAATTGTAATAATAATGTCCTGGAGTATAAGGAGAAAGAACATAAAGCTCTACGCCTTTTTTATTTCCAAATCCAAATGCTGGAATTCTTTCAGGCTTTTCTGTTGGTTTTATATTAGCCCAATCATTTGAGTAATACCAACCTTCTATTTCTCCTTCATCATTGCATTTTTCTGCTCTTAATGTTTCCATAGGAAAATGATGCACCTGACTTACTCTGCCTTTTTCATAAACAACTTGAAAACAAGCCATTCCCAAAATTTTGAAATCTTTTACAAACCTTCTTAAATCTTTCTTTTTAAATAAAGAAATCATTTGAGCATACTGCTCTGGTCTTCTAGATGCATCTAAAGCTGCTATTCCTCTGCCATAAATCATATTTGTAACGCCATTTATAATAGCATTGTTAGAAGTAGAGTTTATGTAAAGATCTATTAAGTAATTAAAATAGTCATTATCTATGCCATATTGCACCCAATCCTTGTGTTTAACCTCTGTTATGACTGGAGAGGTATATGCGCTTAAATTAGCTATAAATATATTTTTATCTATCATAATAGTATGTATTCATTTGTTGTTTCGTGTTCTGTAAATTGACCATCATTAATTGAATATGTGCTTAATGTTTGATCAGTACAAAAGATTATATCTCTATATATAATACTAGATCCATTTAAAACTTCTAATGTATAAAAAGTCCCTTCTTTTAAAACTGGGCTGAACGTAACAGATGTTTGTAAATAATATTTTGTTTTAGTAAAAGTAGGATTATAAGTAACCGACTTATTTTGATCTTCATCTGTCAAAACAAGGCTAGTTGCTGCATATTCTCTAGGAATAAATTTAAATGTTTGAGCAGTAGCATCAGTTCTTAAAATTATCATTATACTTTTCTTTATTTAAAAACCTATTTATTGCTTTTTTGTTTTATAATCAAAAAAAAAGGAGAACAAAATTGCTCTCCTTAATTCTTCAATGTAAAAAAACTAATTAACTTCCTACAACTACAACTGTATTAGTAGTATCTCCTATGATAGTTGGATCAATAAAATTAGCTGGCGATTTCTCTGTTCCAGTAATTGTTAAATTATACCCATTAAGATCGCCCATTGCTTGCCCAGTAGCAGTATTTACCTGTACTTCGCAACCATTTTCAATCCCAGCTAAAAAATAATTTCCGTTGTAATCTTGAAAAATGATTTGCGGTCTTCCATAAGAAAGCAACTTCATTTGTGCAGTAGTAGTTTTATCTTGTTTTTTAAGAACAACTGTTCCAGTTTGTGTAAAGAAACTCGTTCCGTTTTCTCTAGAATTTTCGTTAGTTTGCTCAAAACCATTCGCTCCTTTAAGATCGAATTTGTAAAAAGTTAATGGAGAAGCAAAAGCAGTTATTTCATCAGTTGCATCAAAAGTTGCTGAATCTAATAATCCACTTGAATATGCTCCATTTATGTAGATAGCTATAATGCCACCTACTGAATCTTTACATGGTTCTAAACGCCCTAAATTAACGTCGCATGCCATAAGTTTATATATTTATAAGTTAATAATATAAAGGGAGCTTTTACGCTCCCCTTATTTAGTTTAATTATCCTGCGTAGTAAACTACATCAGCTCCTACTCCGATAGCAGCGGCAGCCGTGAACCTCATAACAAGTCTCACATTTTGACTTCCATCGATAGGTGTCATGTCAATTACTCTTACTTCATTGTAATCGTTAAGTAATCCAGTTGCAAAGAAAAGGTTACTAGATTGAGCAGCCATCATTGTATCATCTGACATTCCTCTAGCTACAAAGATTGGAATACCTCCGAAAGATAAACTTCCGTTGTTATACCATTGAGTTCCTTTGCTATCAGAACCAGCAGCTCCAATAGTAGCAGTAAATCCACCTAAAGCTCTGATGTATAATTTAGCAGCTTTGTTAGATACATATAATTTTAAATCTTCTTTTCCGAAAAGTGAATTTGGAATTAAATCCACAACTCTTTGCATTTCATCAATGATGTTAGCAGCAGTTAAAGCAATTGGCGAAGATACATCTAATACAGTTGCATCAGCAGCAGCAAGAGTTTCTAATCCGTTATATTCTCCAGCTTGCGCTCCACCTAAATTACCAGTCCAGATATTAGTTTCGTTAGCAGCAGCTACTTTAGATGCTACGTGCCCTACTAAATAATCAGCGAATGATGATGGTAATCCATTTGGATTAAAGGCAGAGTAGCCCATCTGAATAGATTCCCATGTGTTGATAAAATCAGACTTACATAATTGTAAGTTTACTTGGAATTCTTCTGGTTGAATAACTACTTCAGTTAAATCAACATTTGAAGAAGCAGTAAAATCACAAGTTCCATCAGCGATTAAGCTTCCAGTTTCAATTCTTTGGATTACTGATTTAAATTTTACGTTTGGCATAACTTCTACACCACCATCTTCAATTGTACTTGAACTTAAAAGTGCAGCCGAGATGTACTTGCCAGCGAATTCTCCAGCATATGTGCTAGTGATATTTACTGTTGTTGCTAGATCAATTTTATTTGACATAATTTTTGGTTTTTATTTATTTTAATTGTTATTGAATAATTTTTTAAATACTCTGTCTTGAGTGCTCATTGGTTTGTTTTGAGCATAAAGATTCATTTCTACTTTATTTTTTGCTTCAGGATTATGTTTGAAAGGTTTTACTTCTTCAGATAATTCAACTTCTTTAACTTCTTCCTTAACTTCTGAAGATAATTCTTCTTTTAATTCTTCTTTAGAATCTTCTTCCATGTATTCTTTATCCTCTCCTAATTTTGATTTTAAATCTGCAATTGCATCTTCTAGATTTTTAATACGTTTTTCCATACCAGCCCAATCTTCAACATCTGCTTCTTTACCATCATCTTTTGCTTCTACCTCATCAATTTCTTTATCTTCAACTTCCATTTCTTCTTCTTTTTCTTCTTTTACTTCATCAATAAGTCCTTCTTCTACTATATAAAGATATTTTCCTTCATCAGTTAAATATTCTCCAACTGGCACAGGTATTCTTTGATCTTCTTCAGATACTATAAATACTTCGTTTCCTTTTTCAAATTTTTCTGCTTCAAAACGAGTTCCGTTTTCTAGCTTCATTTCTTCTAGTTTTATTTCCATTCCTAAAAGAACTTTTACTTTGTTTAGAGTGCTCTCTGCTTTCATATTAAATTAATTTATATTATTAAAACCTTTTTTTATTTAAACTGTTGTAAATTCGTTATTATCCTTTCTTTTGTATGATAAACCATTCAACTCCATCTGACCATACTTGTATTCCTTCAAATGCTTTGTTTATCACGTAAGCAGCAGTACTACCATCTAATTCATCTCCACCAATAGGAGTTAATTCTACTCTTGTTGCAGTTGCAAATCCTCCATTAGATATAAACCTCATTACTCTATTTTGATTACTTGCAGCACTAGGTAAATTCATTGTCATTGTGCCATTAGCACCAGACCAAGTAAGTCTAATTAGCTCACTTGTTGCATAAACAGAATCTGAAAGGTTTACAGTTTGCCCACTTGATACTGTAACAGATGTAGGCACAATATAATTTAGTATGTGTTGTACTGTTGATTGTTTAGTTGTGTTGCTTTGTACTACTACAATAGCTTCATCGCCTTGTAAAGCTGTTGATACTGGTAGTTGTGATATTTTTAAATTTGCCATTATGTTATTATATTAGAATTATTTTCTTGTAAAATTAAACTTTCGTTTTCTTGTGCTAAAAATTCTACTATCTCTGAACCTCCAGATAAATTTCCAATTCCTTGATTTTGTAAATCTCCGTTACAGCATTTAGAATTGTAAGTGCCATCTTTACATAAACATCCTCTTTTCCCTCCTGTTGGACTTGTTCTGCTTGATGTTGGTATATTATTCCTGTTCTTGTATGACATCTATTATTTTTTTTAATAGTTCTTCTTCCGAATACTTTTTCTTTTCGCAATTAGGAACTTTTTTTCCATCTTTTCCTTTTTTCCATCCTTTTTGCTCATATCCATCCCAGCAAGGGCTTTTGCTATTTTCTCCAGCTTCAACAGAATGTTCTTCGCATGGCATATACCAAGTCTGATCATCTATCTCATGTTCATGACAACCTTCGCATCCTATATCTTCAGCAATTTCTTTTGCTTTATCTTCAGTTGAATAAGCTAATCTGTCATCTATGATCATAAATTCATCATTGACTTTCTGATTTTTTAATTGATCTTTTTGTTTATCTTGTGGTCTGTTTAATTTGTCTGCAA